CTAAGTCCGTTCTCTTAAATATCGATACATCCTTGTCACCAGCCATGCCCACGCGACCTTTCCACCAATGAGAGCAAAACCACTTTTTATTCGCGATGGGAGTTGATCATATTTTCCAATGAGCTCCTGCTCTTTCGTAAACAAATATGTTTCAAACTGTGGATATTTGCTTTCGATATGCGCCATAAACGCATATACCCGAGGGAAGAAGTCAGCAGCCATGAGACCGCCAATAAAAAGGAGCAGAGCCATCAGCCAGCCCCACTCCACGAAGAAACTTACCACTTGATCGAGCATCATCATTTACTAACACTTCCTTTCATCATCCGAACTGTTTTTGTTGCTTGATCCCATTCGATTTGTAGACAAAGTGCAGCAGCCAGCTCACGAGCTGGAGCATATGCCGATCCCGAAATGAGCTTTTCGTTTAGGTCTTTGCCGTTAACACGAACATCCTTCGTCTGTTCAATCCACTCCACTTTTCCGCCAGCAGCATTAGCTACCGCTCTGACAGGTAACATGGATACACCATCCTGTAGGAAACCAGTCACCGATAACAACGAACCATTCAGGCTGATTGCAACCGGGACTTGCTTTGGCTTATCCACTTTACTCACAGCTTTTTGCAAGAATTGTGAGTAATTTGTTCGGAATGTACCCATCGGGAATGCAGGACAGTTTTTCCACGCATAGCCGGGGTACTCCTGGTGACCAAACACCTGCTTCATGGATGGAATCTGTACCTGCAAGTGCTGGATCAGGCGATTGGCGGCATCAAGTTGCTCAGGCGTCGGTTTCTGTGTCCGGAAGTCCCCGACAAGGCATATGCCTAACGCATGACGGTTGCTGTTACCGACATGGTAGGAAATTGCCTCTGGATCGTTGCACCAATAAATCACCCCATCCTTTTGAATCACATAATGATAGGCAATGCCCGGCCAGCCGTTTGTGTTAACGTGATAGCGTGCGAATGCCTCCGGTGATCCGCTCAATGTAGCCGAATGATGGACGGCTGCCGAACGGATATCCGTCAGCTTACGCCGTCCATACTTTAGTGTTTTGTGGCGTGGTAAAGAGGAGCGAACGTCGACCACGCGCGCACCTTGAATAGTCATATTCATTTTTATTTCTGCTCCTTTCTTGCGGCTCTCTCAGCCTTTGCTTTGATCTCTGATCCGACCAAGTTAACAATCGATTTCGGAACAGGCCAGCCAGCTCGGTGAGCATTTGCTGTGAGGCTGTTCCATGTGTGATAGAGTAGACCGAAAGTGACTCCATAAAACAGAAATCCGGGCGTGCCCATCACCCGATCCAGCAAATTTGCTACGGCAGGCAGTGCAAAAAGAAATAGCGACCGTGGGATTCGGGATAGGCCATAATCAGACGAGTAGGATTGATCTTTTTTTGCTGCGGAAATACCTGTGATCCAATCCAAGACAATCATGAAAAAGAGCACAATCAGGATGTCTTGGCGGTTTGTACCGTATAGATAATGAAAAACGGGAGACACGATTGCACCCGCTGTTGTCGCCCAAGCGTTTGCTGGGGTTGCTACGTTTTCTAGGCTTTGAAGAAATTTCATCAGCTCATCTTCTCCTCACCCCCACGGGGCAAAAATTAAAGGAGCCGCGTTAGCAGCTCCCCTATGAAATCCTTATTTTGTTGAACCTTCTTGTTCAAGTTTCTCGATTCGTTTCTCTAGTTCGCTCATTTTTTTCTTGAACCATGTTCGTATGAGAAGATAAGTGACTACACTCACTGGCAGCCATACGAAAATGATTAACCAAAGAAAACTTCCCCAGTCCCATGTGAATCCAATATCACCATTCATGTAATGTCCTCCCCTGATTCATTCTTAAAAGATAAGACGCTCTGGGTTCCGGGAAAGTCTCAAAGGAGAAGGAGCAGCTCCCCATAAAAAAACACCTTCGCTCTTTTGAGAGAAGGCGTTAAGTTGTTTGTACTGTAGCTAAGTGTTCAGCAACAGGTAAGCGGTAGGGTTCCGGAATTACTTTTTCTGCTTCCATCCCAGTCGGTTCTAGTGACCAGCCGCATTTTACTAAGTAGGCATAAACCGGAATCATATATTTTACCACCATCATTTTTCACCCCCTTTTAATGTTTGAACTTCTTTTTGCAATACCTCAACAGTCTCATGTAATGCAGCTATCGCTTCATAAGCCGATTGGAGCTCTATATTTACCTTTGCTTGCTCACTTGTACGTAGTTGAGCCAAATCGGTTTGTTTTAAGTGTCTGCCCATGGCTTCGCACCTTCCTATTCGTAACTGATCCCGAAACCGTCAATTTCTATCGGACCTAGCCGTTCTTTTGCATCTACCGTAATCTTTAGCGCCAAGCCCCAGTCAGGTGCGGTTTTAATCAGGTTCTTGTATCTGAAATAGTCTCCAGATAAAAAGACGTCCGTTACATCCTCCCAGGTCGGGTTTGCGTCGTTTGCATTATTTGAAGATTGGACAGTTAAGACGGCTGGAGCCTTTGTGTCCAAGATTTCGAAGAAGTCCAGGGCGCAGCTCATCCCTAGTGCTGCGGGGTCTGCTTTTTCATTTCGATTGACGATCTTAATTTTGTGCGGCCCATAGGGTAATTTCGTGTTTTCATAAACGACTTGCTGCTTTGTATTGCCTACGTACCCTTCAGGTACATACTGACTGACGGTTTTAACCAGCACATTGTCTATATAAACGTCTACCAGCCCATACCAAGGGCTTAACCAACTGCCAAAGCGAATGCCTGTACCGATAAAAGACAGCTCGGCCCAGGCCCCGGCTACCCCTGCTATGTATGCAATTGTTCCCTGGCTGCTTCCAGCGTCTACATAGTTAATGTTGTTCCAGGCAAGCCCCCCGCTGCTGTACGTGATTCTTGAGTCGGTGTTTTCTACCCGTTTTACTGCTGGTACGTGAATAGGTAGCGTCGCAAATTTTGAAAAAACGCTTCGATCTACAGGGGCCGTCGTTTTGATTGGCTTTGTTTGTAGTGCCAGTGTTGTTCCGCAGCGTATCCGTGTTTTACGTTGGATGGTCTGGGTATTATCGACATACGGGTAACGCAGGGCCAGCAGTTCACCACTCCATGACGGATCAACACTAATCAGCTCATATTCAGCCTTCGAGATTTCATACACCCTTACCTGGTCAAAGTAGGCGTACTGCCCTGCTTCGGTCGGTGTAAAACCTAAATCCAGATTGCCAGGATAGTCGGTCGTAGGTGCGGTTTTACACCAGTAGAAATTAAATTTCGTTTTGTCATAGATTTGCCAGCTAGCACTATATGTAGGCCCGCTCGGTATAATACGCGCCCCATTTTCCGCGTTTCCATTTTTAATAAAACCTAGAATTACGTAATACTTGCCCGCTTTCCATCCTCCTACGTCCTTATAAGCTGCGGCTACATTTTTATTGGTAGCCGTTACCTTAATACTGGCATTACCATCTACTTTGTTTGTCGTATCCGTTATAACGGTGCAATTGTACGCGCCCCAATCTGCTGCGCTCTCACATTTCCCGCTTGTCCCCAATCGGTTTGTAAGCGTCTGTTGATCCGTCCATTCTGACAACGTACCCGTAAGGCCATCCTTCGCAGCCATTCGCCAGTAGTAAGTCTTTCCTTCGGTAAGCGGTTCTCCGTAGTAAGCGTCTACCCCTATGGTATAGCGAACTTTGTTGTACTTCTTCACCCCATCTATTAATACGGTTACATCGTCAATGTATGCAGTCATATTCGGTGCACCATCTACAAAAACCCGTACCAGTAAGGTCTTAGTGTTTGCTGGTATCGTTATGCTGGAGTCTGAAATTTTCGTAAAGCCTGTCGTTATACCTTCAACGACGATACCGGATGTATCTATCAAGTTCTTACCATTCGCATCATACGCCACTAAATCGACGTTTAGCCTTCCAGTTGCGTATTTCGTGATATTAACGTAGGCGTCTAGAGTTACCTTATCCCCTGGTTTCCAGCCCTTTAATTCCTGCTGTACGCCGATATTGTTTCCGCTGGCCGCAACAATTCGTAGTGAGTAGTTTCCGTTACGCTTTTGTTCGTGCGCATTGTTGATTTTGTCGCCCGTACCCAGCGGTCCTACGTCCCATTTCCAAATTCCTCCGAGAACTCCTTCGAAACCGTAGTCCCTTACTAGCTGCGCAGGCCGGATTTTGCCGCCAGGTTGAAAAGTGTCCCATACGGTGCCGTCGAAGGCTTCCCAGCCCTCTATCCTAAAGTCGCTTCTGAAATCCAAAAGGTTTTCGGTAAACGCGCTGTTTGTCGCCAACTGCAAAACGAATGCCTGGGAGTCGTTTTCTACATCGTCATTTATTGTTGCTTCGAAAACGGGTCGCTTCCCCACCCGCAGCGTATCTGGGATATGGTCGGGTATTGGCTTCCCTGGAATGTTATTGGTGATAAATCCCCCCCCATCTCCGTAAATAGAAATGCAGCCCGAATCAGTTACGATAGACGTTGCAACCGCAGCCCCCGGAGCTGACCAGCGATAAACGCTACCATCTACCAATAGTGCATAGGTTTGTCCGTCTACTACGTCTACCAATGACTTAACCGATGAAGGGAAGCCCGTTACCTGTGCAAATGACGGGTTATCTACAGCGACGGCTGACCATACTGTACCATCATGTTTCAAATAGTTAAGTCGTCCTGTACTCCCACCCGACATAGACATTTCTTTTACATTGGTGCCGATTTGTACAACACTGGATGAATATACGTAATATAACGTACCGTCACTTGCCAGTGCCATTGTACCTCTTTGCCCGATACGTACCGCAACATAGCTTTTGTTTGTCGGGAAAACTGTGTTATTTAACGTACCGTCGGCTTTAACATAAACGAATTCGCTGTTAATCCCGTCCCACATCGCTTGAGCCGTTCCCAGGTTGGTAGGCATAGTGTTTGAACTGATGTACCGTTCAAGCGTTCTGTTTTTATACAGAACATGAAGGTACGGCCCGCCTGTATCGACTTTTGCTACTCCTGTCTTAAACTTCTGCCAGCTTCCCGTAAAACCATACGCACTTCTGAAATTTATAGCGTCTTGATTCGTCATGCCCGTATTCGACTTAATGTATAAATCGCCATTTGCCAAAACAACGCCATACAAACTAGAAGACGAAGAATAAAGACCGACGGCTACGTGAACAATGTCGTCTGGAAACGTGTGGGCATCTATCGTAGTCGTACGCTTACCTGTTTTAATAAAGGGAATGTTTTCTATTCCCGTTGGATAGCCCATGTATTCATCATCCTTTCTACGCTAGGTACACTTTCTTATTCGTGCTGTCATGCTTCGTAGCCCCGTTCAATAGGTTGACATCTTCTAAATCTATAAATGATTCAATATAAATATTGCTTGTCAACCCATTTAAAACTGCCCCTTTTACGGTCTCCAACTCAAGAGCCATTTCCAAAATGTTTTTTTTATTAATATCTGCCCTCCTATGCAGATGAGCTATCTCTGACTTTGCTACAGTTTCAAATTGCTCTATTTTTGAATCGATCTGATCAAAGTTTTCGTTGATTTTTTTGGCCCCTGTCAAAAGACTGTCAGGGGCGCTTGGATCGATAGATATACGATTCTTCATTTACGTCACATCCTTATGAGGTATGCACCATCAATGCCCGCGCTTTCGGAGTTATTGTCTTCACAGTCGTGTTCTGCTTTATCCGAATCCTCAGCTTTGTGGAGGATGAAACAGTGCGTTCAAACTTCAATCGCGTAAACTCGTCATCAATAGGCGTTTGTTCGGTTGCTGATCCCATAGCCGTCCATGTCTTCCCACCATCGATGGAATATTCAACAGTTTGTGACGTACCACTTGGTGTACTCAACTCCACGTATACAGTAACTTTCGTAAACGGGGCCGTTGCTGTAATTTCTCGACTCAAATATACGCCATTCTTTTTATAAGCCATCGGGATTAGACTTACACTTGACTGGACGACTGGTGACGAACCAGATGTCTTAAATAAAGCCCGTACATGCACCTTGTTCGTTGGCTGCGTTAACCATGTCACATCCAGATCATCAAGTGCATACCAATTTCGCTCATCTATGGAGTATTGCCACAACAGCGCCGAATTTCGAGGTACAAGTTGACTTGCTGAAAGGACAAGTTGAGTCACTTGGTTGGCAGACACCGGATTAAATTGGAGTTTTGCGTCGTTCATGAATTTTGCTCCGTAAAGCTTAAACTTCAAGTCGGAGTCCTGATGTGCTGTCCATGCCGAACCGTTGGAGCTTGAAAACAGGACACCCACGTCATATGGCTGGCGTGAAACAGTTTTCCTAGATATGAGGTCTTGTGCACTCATTCGCGCTACAAACGCTCTATATTGACTAGAAGGTGTCAGAAGCACGATCGCATACTCCGTATTCGCCTGTAGTAAGATCGGCTCAGGAAACCTTACCTTTGTTGCCCTACTACTATCATTGGATACGTTCACCTGAGAAGAATTGATCGCGACTGAAGATAAGATCGTCATAGAAGGATAACCATTCACTACTGTGCGAAGTTGTACCGTTAAGTCCGCTACCGGGTCCTTCGTGCCCAAGTACAAATCAACTGATGTCACAAACCGCTCATCTGTAAGCATAAAGGTTTGTGCAAGTGGATCAGTCAGTCGCCAAGATGGAATCTGCCAAAATGTCTGCTCGACCACCTGCTTCCTACCAGTCCCTACATAAGACGCTTTCGCTTCATTTTGTTTGGTAACCATCCTTACACCTCGTTCCAGAAATAGACTTCACGGGTTCCTGTGCGTACATTAGCTGGGATCATAAATGTGCAACTGAATCGTCCTTGGGCATTCGCTCTCACTGTGTTGGGCAGCGTACCGGCTGCCGATCCGTTTATCGGAGTAAGGTTTACCGGGATGCCATCAAATGTCGCCTTGATATTGTCACTGTTCGGTTCAAAACCTTCCCCGACCACTGTTACCTCACGCTGCCGTATGAATGGAACTTGTTCATCTAAAATGACCTTTGTTTCAGTCCGAGTGGTTCCTGTCGATCTCCAGTCAGCCCACCATCCCCAAACGGATTGTGTAACTGTTGACGTCTCCACCCAGGTATCATGAGAAGGAGTCAAACGAATTGTGGCCAAATTCCCGAATACTTGATATGGATTCACATTCATGGTTTCTGTTGCAAAAGGTTGATCAATGAGCACCTCTTCGGTATATGGCAAGGTAATTAACCGCTCATGGAATCGCACTGTAGATGCAGCCTGATTTACTTGCATTTCTATAAAACTATTCTCAACTGCTAACTGTACCGTTTTTTCACGCGGGTTAATCATTGCATCAAACTCAGGATGAGTAACGTCGGAGCGTTCGAAATTAGTAAAGTTGTCTGTAAAAACACCCTTTTTCACAAGTGACGGATCAGAGTTTTGCGCCTGCCGGTCGAGGTCTGCCACCGCTTGGTTGTACTCTGCTCGTTCCAAACGATCTAGGAGAGAACGCAGCTCGAGCATCGTCAAACGTTTTGGCTTGCGATTCGTAACCACAACAGCATCTGAATTTGGCGGTAGATAAAGTTCTCCCAACTCCAAGACATCTGGTGGTGAGGAAGGCGGGTAAGGATTCATGTCCGATTGACCATGGATGACATGAACTTCGCCTTGGTAAGTAAGGTAGTAAACATCTTTCCGCCCGAGAAAAAACTCATAGGTCGTCTGGAAAGTCGAGTTCGGTACAGGCCGATCACTACCAAGCCACTTTACCCCGTTGTTCTCCAACGTTACATCTGTCCCAATAACCATAAGTTTTGTATAGCGATACGTGACTGAATACGACGTCCCACCTGAAGGTTCAGCACCTGCCAATGACCAGTCTACGGCATCGCCTGAGAGTTGAAAGTCTGTCCCTTTGACATAACTTGTGCTGCCCGCCTGTATGGAAACAATATCTACAACAGGTGTCATTGGTAAAAGGTCTGAGGTTCCTGCCACATTTCCCCGAGTAATTGTCTGTGTCTTCTCTACTGTTGCTGTAACCGTCTGTAAAGCTTTCACAGGCTTTGAATTTAGCGAGTAAAAGGATGTATTAGACAGATACGTCTTCGTTTCGTTAACAACCACACGGGTATCCAATGCTTTGGGTATGGCAAATCGCAGAGGAACCAACTTATCAATTTGATACCCAAGAACATAGGCTCTGCCCGCGTCGATTACGAGCGTTACGTTCGCACCATCCTTCGGCTCAATGTATCCATCCATTCCTGAGACCAAAAATGAACCATTTGTGTCGTAGCTTCTACGAGCTAGAATCGGGGTGAAGCCTTCAAGCTCAGGGGGTAATTTGGATGTGATGAGTTCTCCGCTCACCAGCCGATACATATGAGTTGCTTCTGGATCATCTACTACCCAAATCGGTTTCAAAATGGTTCGCTGAGCACCAGGCATGCCATAATTAGAAAACCCAACCGCTGGATCATACAGGGTTGGGTCGTCTTCGTATGTGATTGTTTGTGGATTGACCCGCAACCCAATGCTTTCCTCTCCAGTTCCCTTTATCGTCAGTGTTGTTTCCGGTACATCGTGGATGATTCCCCCTAGATATACCCGTGCTGCCGATACGATGACGAGCGTTTTCTCCTTATTAATCAATAACTGCCCGCCCTCTAAGATGTGACCTGATCCGAAAATTACGTCCCCTATTTGCTTATCCCGATAGAGTGACATAGCCTGCATTTCGTTTAGCTCAGCAGTTTGAACCCGGCGACCGCCGACAAAATCAACAGACTTCCATCTATTCGTTGGATCAAATCGGTTGTATACTTCCTTTGCCATCGTTACCCTCCTTTACAGCTCCAAGATATATTCAATGCTTTCCCGATGGTTGACTTCCCGTTGTAGTGGCGACTGATTCGTCACAGCTAACAAGAAACCCATATCCTTCACTTCATCCGGTTTGACTACTTGTTTATTTACTGGTAACCCATCTACCAAGATCGTGCCAGCATATACTCCTGTTTGACGATAATTACATATCGGAAACTCGTCATACCTCAACCATGCCTGTACATATAGCCAACGGCAATCAATTGCCCGCGCTTCAACTTCCTCAATGATGCGCCACTTCTGACCAAGTTGTATGATCGTTCCATTTGTATCATCTGGCGTTACAAACCTCACTTGGTCAGCTCGCTTCAACGCAACAATCTCTGTCATCGTCTGACCATAGGAAACATCCGGAACCTTCTCAGGGTTTTCAGGATTCCACGGAGACGTTTTTCCCACAGCGATAAACACATTCCTGTCTTTGAACAGATTAAAGGTCTGATACGTTTTCATGCCTTTTACATCACTTGTTTTTGAAGGCAAATCCTACACCCCCTATATTGTTTTCGTAACCTTTGATTGTTGAATATAGAACACTTCGTCAGCAAACGTTACGTCATCCGTAAAAAATACATTCGGTGACCACCAACTCTTGCGGTCATGTTTGATGTTTTGAAATGAATAATGCGTTCGCGAGTGGGTTGTCATTTTTTCCTTACCGCTCAGCTCATCATCCCCATGGTCAGCGGTAAGGATTGCCCCATATCTATCCATGCTTTGACTTGCTGATCCTCGTTCATACTCGATCTTGTGGGATAACGCAATCGAAAATAAATATCGAAAGCCTGCTGGTCCCATTAATTTGACAATTCCTTGTGCTACACCAAGTGTCTCAGGCGTTGTGAAGATGACTGCTGTTAACGGGGCAAACTCCCAACCATCTGCCATCACTCCAAACTCAGAGAGTTCAACACCATCCTCCGGCATGAGGCGATAAGATTCTTGTAAGCCATATCCTTGTGAAAGAATGGATTCTACTGTCATCCTGCCATTGGTTGCTCTCAGCTTTGCAAGCAGGTCCTCATCATCGGCGGCATCTAATTCGCGCCTCCAGAGCTCTAAGGAGTCCTCATACATGAGGTGAAGAAAAAAGGCTTTCCATATATCACTATCCACTGGCAAATAGTCGGAGACAGCGCTCATAATCGCACGCATATGTCTACTTTTTTTATAGTAACTAGGTAATTCACTCATCAGAGCATTAACCTGATTTTCGCTCATACGACCGTCACCACCGCGTCAATTTGAGCATCTGGCTTTAGTGTAATGCTCGTTGTTGGTAATAAAATCTTGGCATCCGTTGCACCAGCACCAACTAATACAGCAAATATCTGCGCTAAAAACAGCGTTCCTCCGACTCCAATCGAATTGGTATATGCCAATATTGTTTGTCTGGCTTTTTCTTTGTCTATTCCTGTTACCACAACTTCAATCGGTACAGTTTGTCTACTGACATGCCTAACGACAAGATCAAGCCCTGGAGTTTTACGACGATCGATTAATTCTCGAACTGTCTCCAATAAGTTAGGGATGGTGCCACCAACAACCAGGTCAACAGTGCCGATCCCTCTTATCAGGTTCAGTCCCCTTGCGTAGTTTACACCAGGTATTGACAGCGCCCAGCGCTCATAGTCAGATAACGCTCCCCCACGCTCAGGATTACGTTTATGGCGCAATATTCGGTTGCGTAAATCCTCCGTAGGCTCGTTTTTATCCAGTGCTAACCCGTAATCTATTGCCATGAGCTCTAGGTACTTCCTCGTTGCAGTTACAGCAAAGGCCTGTTCGATAATCTTGCCACGTTCCGTTTGATGCTTAAAAAGCGCTTTTGCAATCGGAGCAAGAGCATCGTATATAATCGAGCCTTCACTTCTGTCTACATCTTCTTTGACAGTTAGAAGCATGTCATATAAAATTCGTTCGAAAGTTGAGCTTTCCAAAAAGCTAAGATTAGTTTCAGACATCGATCACCATCTCCAACACCCCTTCCTCAGTTATGATTTCAAAGAAAATTTTCAGGATGTTACTTTCCCACTGAAAAGAGAATTTTTCACAACGCTCTATCCCGTACAAATATTCCAATGCCTCGCGTACTAAGCGCTTAGCCTCTGCCTGCTTCCACGCTCTCGTTCCATCACTCCTGATCAACTCTTTCAGTTCATTCCCATAATCTGAGGAATAAATAGAAAACATATAGCGATCAGTATGTAATGCTTTTGTGGCTTTTTGGAGTAATGCCTCTTCTCCATCAATCATTAATGACTTGCCGTCAGGTCGCACGGCAAACTGCCCTGTTTCGAAATCAAACTTATACGTCCTGAGAACATTTTTAATGGGACGTAGTTCCCGTGCTGGGCTATCATCTGTCACCGGGAAAACCGGAAAAATACTCATGGGCGTTTCACCCTATCTAGAATGTAATAGGCAGAGTCCACAGATAACACGTGTACTTTATCGTTTAATTTCAAAACGTCCTCAAATTGCAGTAACAAATAGTTATGTTTGAACGAAGTAAACGGCGCAGCCAAGTCATCCGTGTCTAAAAAATCTTCCTTTTTCATGTCACCCAGATCACGCTCTGCTTTTTCTTGATGCGTAATCGTGACAATTCGTGTATGTCTAGTCAAATGTTCTAAGACAGTAATAAACTCCTTCCCAATTGGTTCTGTCATACCATCTATCAAGATTTTCAAATCTGGTGGGGGCTTAATGACAGTTGCCAACTCTATCCGTACATCCTTTGGGGGTGGATTTGCCCCGCCAGCTCCTTGTGTTTGATTGGCACCTGAAAGAACTTGAGCAAGCTTTTGAAAGCCATTCACTTTCCATTCACCTCCATCTGCAAATCGAGTTTCATTTCATGGTAACCAGGTCGTATCGTATGGCTGTCGCCGAAAACAGTAAACACCCCTTGCAGTTTCGTGATTTCCTCGTAGACTTCTATTTTTGTCCCGGCAATGACATCATCAATTCCCAAGGATGTGACCAATGCCTGCTCCTTGACCCGATTTAGATTCTGTAATTCTTGCTTAGCCACCATAATTTTGTTTCCCCGGTCTTCATCTTGAATTTCTATAACCTTAACAAGATGTCCATATCGTTTAGCGTTGATAGAATCAACTTCATCATGCAGGACAGAAATATATTCACTGTCGCTCCCGACCACTCTTACAACTGTTCTCATGTCTGCAATTGATCGTTTACGTTCAGCGTTTAATAGATCGCTTCCCTGCTGGACTTTCCACTGAATCGTTTGCCCTCGCTGTGTTCCGACATAAATCTTTCCTTGGTCAACCCAGCACCAATACCGAACACCAGTAGAGCGAAATACTTGATTGAGGACGTCTGCAACTGCATCCCATACACTCTTTCCGCGAATGACTTGTTTTTCCACGACAGGCATTGCTCCGATACCCCCAACGGGAATGCCATGTTGCGCGAAAATGCGCTTTAGAAGCTGATCGGCAGCTTCACCTGTTGAAACCATAGCTACATCGTTATTTAGTAAATAAAAGCCGAAATCATATGCTACTGCATTGATATCTCCTTTTGCTGTCCTCCCTAAGTCAACAATCATCCCTGTGAAAAGTGAGCGAGGAGTGCCAGACGTAAAGGAAATCAACTGTATCAAGTCCCCTTCATCTACATTCACATCAGGCCAAAAGCGGTCCCGTCCATTATTGGTTTTAACAGCCAGAGTTCGCTTTGCTTCCTGACGACTCCCAGACCATGTTGCTTCTGAGAAGGGAAGGCGAAGCGCTTGCTTACCCGGCTTTTGGAATCGAACCTCGTAATGAAATTTTGGCAGCATCAGTCTCCCACCTTTCCGCCCAAGATTTCATCGTGAATTATACTTGTCAACCAATGATTCTTTTTCTTCTTTTTTCTTGGTGGCTGACACCTTCGCTTTTCTTGTATCCGGCCGCTTCCCTTTACCTGTTGTTTGGAAAGGAATACTCACCTCAGTACTCTCAATGGTCACGAAACGATACTCTTTCAGTGCCAACTTGAAATCTATGTCAAACCCGTCCCATTCGTAGCTAAAATCACGTATGGTCACTGGAACATTGATAATATCTTGTTCATTTTCTGTTACTGTAAAGCGAATCGGGTAACCCGAATTTTTCCACCGTTTCAAAGTCTCCACAAATTCTTCTGGAGACGGAAAACCATCGTATTCACACAACCCCGGATCATATGACTCAGGCCAAAACGTAGAAAAAGAATACTCTTCCAAGGTTGACTCCCCGATGATAGTAGATTCCCCAATGGCAACCAGTTCAATATCGATGTAACTATGCCCGATCTTTACTGCTATTTTAGGCGGGATGACAGGAAGACGAAGCTTTTCAACGTTATTGTTCCAGGTTAACCAGAACTCAAGATGTTTGTATTTCACTTATTTCTCTATCTCTCCTCTCAACATAAAAAGCACACCCGTTTGAGTGTGCTTCTACTTTATAAATCTAGTAGCCTATTTAAGTGGAAACGTCCAATTTTGATTGACAATTGCTGTAATGGAAAAAATCCAGTAATATAAGTTATATAACTGGATTACACTAAAAATGACCGCAGGTGTTCCAGCACCTACGGCCTATACAACAGACGTTCCCTACATGGGGGCGGCTCAAGGATTAACTAGAGATAGACCTCTCCGGATTTGGACCCAAGGGAGGTCTATTTCTTTTTTGGGAAAGACAGGATCGCTACCACGAGCATTGCGAATGAAATCATCAACGTCAATGCTTGGAACACTGTCACAGGCGTCACCTCCCCCGTTTCCGACATGGGAGATGAGCCGACCACCCTTGAGGAGCCGATTCTGTTGTATATGGAAGATTATAACACGTGAAAGCTTCCGTATGAGAATACATTTCCTCTTATTCAAGTACGATAGAACCTGTACCTGCTAATACGTGTCCTATTTTTTGTGCAAGCAAATCTGCCATCTTCTCACATAGCCTCTCTAATTCTTCCTCAGAATTCTCCATTGTTGATTGCACAGTCATTTGAATAGTGGGGCGGAAGTCAATATAACAAGGAGTTGGCTGCTCATTTGGGCTTGTATACTGTGCCTGAGCTCCGCTTGTTATTGAAGGTGTATAACTTGGAACCTGACTAAAAGTGCTATCTAACGCTGCAGCTAATGATTCACCCGAGGCTTCCACACCGATTGCCATAGTTTCAGGAATAGCCATCCCACTAGCTGTTAAGCGAGAAAAGGGACCTAGCTCAGCATCCGAATGCGGTAGGAATTGATCAGCCCATTCTAATGCACTGGCAATAGCATTTGCTACTTCGTCCTTAACAGATAAGATCCCGTCAACGATTGTCAGTATGATTTTTTTGCCGCTATCAAACAAGCCACTTATCCACCCATCAAACCAGCCGTCTATCGTAGTAAAGGCGTTGAAAAAAGTTTCCTTAATTGTCTCCCATGCCCCCGACCAATCGCCAGTTAAAAACTGAATGAATGCAGTGAACAGCCCTTTCCAAAAATCGATGACCATTCCAAAGTAAGCAGAGAGTCCTTCCCAAACTGCAATTCCTGCTGCTTTTACCCATTCCCACCCTGCTACCAAATAAGCGCTGACCATGTCCCAGTTTTCATAGAGCCACCAGCCAACAGCAATCAACGCAATGACTGCTGCGATTATCAGGAGAATCGGCCATAATGCAGTAATTGACGAGATACCAAAGACACTCATTGCAGCGCTTGCTGCTTGTAATCCAACTGTAATTGGTGTCCAAAGTCCGGCCAGCAGTACGATTGGGCCAATTATCATGGCAAGAGCTGCAACCACCATTAAAAACGAAACAGCTACCTTCGTGATAAAAGGGTGCTCTTGTGTAAAAGTCCCTATCCATTTTGCAATCTTTGCAAGCAAGCTAACGATTGGTTTTGCGACATCTAATACGGAGTCTCCTATCGGATAAAGTGCCAACTTCATTTCATTTGCCATCGCTTGCCAGTCATTCGAAACTTGGCCAGCTATTTCTGTTGTTTTTCCTGCAAAATCTTCGAGTGGCCCAGCGTTAAACATAGATTTGATAGCGTCCCGTCCCGCATCTTCAAACTGTGTTCCAAAAACGTTACCTAAGACTTCGTCTTGCAACTTCTGATCTTTAATAGAAGCTATCCCAGCAGTTATAGCAAAAATTGCTTGTTCAGCCTCTTTGCCACCTGCCTTGATTTGGTCGAGCATTTTGAATAGCTTTTTCTCACCGTAAATTTCCTCAAGAGACCCAAGTGCGTTTTCATCCAGAGCCTTGTTCAATCGAATACCGAACGACTCTTTGAATGCATCACCTAGCTTATCAAAATTCAGAGCACCAGCCTCAGCTCCAGCTACGAACATGCCCATCATTTGCTCTGCACTTAACCCTGCCTCTTTAAATTGCGGCGAATATTCCCAAATGGTATCAAGCAGATCTTCAGCCTTGTCCCCTACCCGTTGATACGCTGCTGTAATCATATCCAACCCTTTAATCGGATCTTTTGCCCATTGTTCTTGCATCATATCCAGAGCTCTAGCAGTACTTACTTGATCGAGACTACCAAAAGACGCCTTTTCAAGAGAAAGGGCTCCTTCAGCCACTTTTTCAATCTGTTCGTCCGTCCCTTCTAGTAACTGACGCAGCCGTCCATAAGCCTCTGCTGCTTCCATTGGCGTCTCTACCAAACCAGTCGCGAAAAGTCCTTTTGCAGACTCGGATATGCTTATCATTTCGTCGTCAGTAGCACCTACATTCGCCTGAAGAATACCAAGAGCTTGATTCATGTCTTGTGCTCCAATAGCAGCGGCCGACAATCCCGCTGTAATGACCGCGCCGCCCGCTGTTGCCAGTCCGCCAATTTCCTCCAAATGTCCTGCCGCTGCTTCGACATGATCCAAAGACTCAGATGCCTGGTCCCCAGCTCTAGCAGCGTCACGTAAGGCGCGCTCTAATCTTGAAATGTCCTGAGTGTCAATATCATCTTCAGCTCGTTGAATACGCTCCAATTCCCGCCTGAGTCGTTCTGCCTCACGTTCAGCCTCACTGATCGCATCGTCCAAATCTTCGATTGGTCCAGGGTCAAAATCGTCAAGCAGATCATCCAAGATATCTTCTACATCTTCAGCAGCATCTTCAATATCATCTAAGCCATTCAGAAGTGCTCGGATACTTCGGAGGAGATTGGCTAGCTGTCGAGTCATTTTATCTTGAAATTCTAAAGTGGTCGTCACTGCCATCCGCTATCTCCTCCTTCCCTTGCCGCGCCGTTTTGCTTGTTCCATTTTTCTCGCTTGTTCTGCCTTTTTCTCTATCTCCAAAGCTGTTGAAACAAGTACAAATTGTTTCTCTCGTTCCGGCAAGTTCAGGATTACAGATGGCACCATGCCTTTTTCCTGCCAAATATAAGAATAGAGAGCCAGATCAGGGCTCTCTTTTATGAGTTTTTTACTGCTTCCTCCGCCTCCTCATCTTCAGCGAAATCACTGATTTCAGCGATCGCCTCGAACAACGAGTCGATTTCGTTTGGACGGAAAATGCAAGGGACGACATCGATGGCGGCTATTTTTCCGAACTTCGCGAGCACCTGTTGCGAGTCGATACGGAAGTTGGTACGTTCCGTGTCAATTCCGGCAATGATGATTTCAGCCTTATAGCGAAGGTCATCAAAATCGACTTTACGTTCGGCCTTGCTCTTTTTTCCAGTAACTGATACTTTGATGGCATTCTTGCGAGCTTTGTAATACACATCGCCGGGTACAGAGCGAATCGGCAGCTTCACTTTATTGCGTTTCCAATCCCATTCCCCTTTTTCTTCGGCTTGAGTATTCATCGTCAAAAATTCTTCCATGGTCAAAAATTCACTCATTACACTGCCTCCTCTTTGGCGGTCGCCCCGTATATATTAGATGAATTCGTAATCGTCAACTGTTCCTTCGAGAGACGTATCTTCATCAAGTTCACCGTGGCTCCATTTTGCTAATGACAGTGAGTCAGGACAAAAACCAGTCACTGCAACTCGATACTTACCAGCAACTTTGTCGTCGAGTTCCCCAATGAAATTCACTTTCTTTTCGGGGTTTGCCGCGATTTCCATGATGAGTTGCTGGATATCCGATGTACGTTCAAACGTAGCTGTCATGCTAACGGATGATGCAAGCACACGATGTCTTTTACGAAGCTGCCCAGCCCTCTTACTTTCTCCCTTCTCAAATTCCTCAGAGAGCTCGAAGCCAATGCACTCGGGAAGTTCCCTTCCATTTTGGTCGTAAAAATGCCCATGGGTACCGGAATACGTTTCTTTCATGCTGTATCACCTCACTTCGCTTTGTTGTAGATATAAATTTTTTCGAGTGCATCTTGATGGCGGAAGCCAGCAATGAAATGACCAGCATTACGCGCAGTTGTGTAAATCGGGTCCTCCCCGTGATATTCCGGGTCTTCGATAAACTCATAATCATTAGCGATCACTTCCAGCGTGGCAAGGGGTCTGAAAACCTCTTGCTTCATCATCTGGCAAAAGGCAGCGCGGCGGGCAGGACTGTTGATGTTTGGCTGCTGACGAATCCACTCCTTGCCTGCTTCTTCTTCGGCATGGAGAATCGTGTGGAAGGTGTCAGCCACCCGAATCTTACCGTAATCTTTTGACTGATCAGGCCCCGGAATAGTCAGGGTATTTACAGGCTCCTGGATGATAACCTGCCGATTGTCCATGTTCAGCATGAGTACGCCAGCTTGTACCATTTCGATTAAGTCTGTATCCGGGTCCCACTCATGCGTTAAGGATTCGAACGGGGTAATATACAATGCCATCGTGTAATTAAGAGGTAGTGAAGCCATCAGGGATGCAATGTAAATTGCCACTTTTGAACTCGCATAGGTGCTGCCTTTCCAACGTGCTCCACTTCCTACATTGACAATAGCCATGTGGTTCACATCCGTAGATGCTTTCATGATGGTTTGCTTGTTTCTATCCCTTGTTGCATCGCCGCCGAAAACAAACTTGATGTAATTGCCCACCGCGTTTTGCTGTTTAGCCCAGTCTTCCGCTGCCCCATTTAGGGCAGGATCAGCAATCCCAAGCGTAAACACACTGTACTTGCCTTTTTGAGTAGCCAACGCGCTTTGATAGGCGGTATATTTTGTCGCCTCTACGCTTGTTCCGCTGTTACCTCCAGTCAGACTTACACCTGCCGTTGATTCGGGAAGCGTATCAGCTATCTTTTTCAAGACAACAAACTCGCTATCACTGAAAGCCTGAACCAGCGCATCCACCGTTTTCGCTGCCCGACTGTCCACCAGCTCCGCTCCCCGATAGATCAGCAACTCTGTTTTGGTAGCATCCAACAAGCTTGGCTGCACTACGACTTTCAAATTGTTGCCTGCCTCGCCTTTGTACTTGGCTTCCACAAGTAGAACTTCGGTTGCAGCACTCTTCAAAGTCACACTTGCGACAGCCGCATTATCCCCTGCCACGCGATATAGCAAGACCTCTGTTGGATAAGGGTTAGCTGCCCAAATCAAATGAAATGCTTCTGTGACCCCGAAGATTTTCTCAGCGGAAGCCTTAGATCGGACTGTTACAAATTCCCCGATCGGTCCCCAATCCGCGACGATTGGTAATGCAAGCTTTCCACGATTGCCAATTGTCGTTTGCTCTTTGATGAATGACTTCAAAAAGGAGTAGACACCGGATAAGACCTTGTTTTCTCCCAACTGATATTGTCCAGCCATTTACTTCACCGTCCTTTCCTTGAATTTCTTCACGAATTCCTCTGCCTGATCGACAGTCATTTCGTCTGGTGCATCAAAAAAGGTAGCAATGGCTTCCGTTCGGTTTAACCCGAACTTTTGCTCTGCTACCTTCAAGATTTGCTCTTTTTTATAAGTTGGTTTTTCTTGCTCCTGTTTGCGAGACATGAGGCTTGCCTCCTTTCCTCAATGATTCATCGTAACGTCTATGAATCGCTTCTAACGGGTCGTAAACCACTGGGGTATATGGGATATAAACAGTGTATTTCAGCTCAAATGATCGATCGAGGTTATCGGGCTTGCTCATGGTCAAACGACATTCTCGTAAATAACCTACCTGCTGCCTGTTAGGGCCGTAGAGTGGAAGAGTCCATCGTCGATCTGCAAGGTCTTGCCTGACACTTATCGAGAGAGACAAAAGCTGTTCAGCATCCTTTGCCATCAGAACAAAGTTCATTGTCCCTTTCTCACGGTAGGCATCAGCACGCCGTGGTTCTGGAATACGAAATGGCTCTTCTACAAACCACATAGGCCGTTTAAAGTCCTTGGGTACATTCAGATTCTCTGTTTGGATACCTGTCAGGGAAAATAGCCAGTGTCGTACAGACAGCACATCATCACCCATCGGGAAACAGCCTCCTTGCTAAATCATCTAGCTCTTCTTTTACCAACTCGTCCATGATTGACTCGACCTCTGCTACTGATCTCGCAAGATAGTGAACACCGGGAACTCGCTTCCCTTTCAATACCATGCCCTCTGGATGATCAGGGACATAGATAAATTTTTCTCGATCCCAGTATCCCGGCACAAATTGCCCTTTCCTCTGAGTGAACCCTTCTTCCACATAACGCGCATACGATAGGTTGGTACCTACAGTGATTTCAGCTCGCAATCCACCCAGCACCAAGTCAAAGATATTTTCCCTGCTACCAATAATCAGTGAGGCGCGAAGAATCCCGTCCCGTGCAGGAACCCTATCTTGAGCTCCCCGCAACACCTGCATACCTGCCATTCGGGCAACCCGATCCATAGAAACCTGTGCTTCGCGTTTGTGATGCTTTTTCAAACGTTTGTACATACGCTCCAGGTCTTTCTTATCTACCTTTGCCATCAGATTTCCGGTTCCTCTCCTGTAGCAGGATCGATCATTGTAATCACTACTTCGTAATGATGTAAGCTTTCAGCGCCATAGACCGGATATGATAATCCCGTTTTATACAGGTTGCCAGCATATTCAGGTTGCTCTATTTGGATTCGCATACCAGCTCTTAAATTTGCGTACAAGGTGTGCATGAGAAAGTCTTGAGGCGTAGCCTGTCGCCCCGTAAGCTGCTGAATGCGACCTGGGGAACCGGACACCCTGCAGGGCACTTTCTGAACAACAGGAAGCCATTCCGAGCGATCTTTTCCCCCAGTGAAAGGGTCAGGTTCCCCGCCGACATCCAGAAGGGTAAAAGAGTGGCACAGAAGCCGCTTGTATTCGGTTAGATCATCCACAGCTTCTGCCCCCTGTTCTTCCGATATTTGTTGAGGATACCTTCGACTTTTGGGTCATTGTTCACATAGGAAAACGTCTCCTGATAATCCCCTTGCTTGGTACTGCTCAATCGTCGATCTTGGGCCATGTCTTTGACCACCATTGCAACGGCCAGTTTCAATTCGAGAGGAACAGGATCAGGTACCGTCACCTGTCCCTCTACATAAACATTTGCCCGTAGAATGACTGGACCAAGACGACTCAGTTCCCACGAAGCAAATTCAGCATAAAATCCGATCAGCTCACTACTTGTCAGGATTGCCATCGGTATTCACCGGCGTCTCTTCATCTGCAACAGGGTCATCTTCCAGCTTGTATCCCAATGGTTCGTACACTACTTCAAATGCTTTCCGCGTCACTTTAATTTTTTTCTTCTCCTTGCCACCAGTGATTGTCAGCATATCATTTGGTTTTTTCATGAACGATTGCTCCTTTCAATAATTAAGGTGTAGGTACAAATCCGGTAGGACGCAGGACAGCAAATGCCCCTTCTTTGATTACAAGGAACGCAACTTGGAACGTAGCTTTCAATGCAACCATGTCTTGCTCAGCAAGAGAAAGAGGCTTCCCATCTGCTCCAGTAATTGAGTGAAGAGTCGCCTCACGTAAGATTTCATACTCGATATTTTTAAGAATGCCTGTCTTGGCCTTTTTGAAGTCACCAGCAATCAAGTCAGCTTTTGTTTTGTCCCAAGCACCATTTCTGCAGTACTCAATCGGCAGCGAATACAGCGAATCTTCAGCTACTCCTTCACGTACAGAAGAAAGGTAAAGAGGATCACCTTGGCTATTTTTCAATCCGCGCAAGGATGTCTTCAATCCGGTATGCCCAGCAAACGCTCGTGGCTCTTGGTCATCAGCTTCAATCAGTGCCATGACATTGTTTACATCATCGGCCAGATTTTGATCCGCGACAGAACCGCGAGTAAAGCTGTTCCCTACATTGATAGCTGCCCCTAAGATGTTAGAGGTAAACGGTGACTCCGTCCCCATGATCGTAGCTGCATCCAATTTAGTATGGAATGCTTCAACAATATACGGCTTCAGTTCTTCAAACACATCGATTCGTGAGCGATCTAGCGCTTCCTTTGTCATTGGAATGATGACAGCCAGCTTCTTAGCGGTCAATGTAACCTGTGTCCAGGAAGCTGTCGAGGTTTTGATACGTTCTCCCTCCCCTACCCAGTAAGCTCCAGGCTTATCCAGAAATACTGGAATCTTTTTTGTTGCTGTTGTCATTGGTTCCAGTTCGGAAAGTTTCAAAATAGCCGAACCCCGGACTACATCCTTGATGATCTCTTGAGATGTCTCTTCCGGAATCAATCCGCTAAGGCTGCTGCTGAACGTTACTCCCTCATTGAATCTTTGCAAATCGAAATGAAGTGGTGCTTGTTTTACTAATGCCATGCTATTCATGAATGACTGCCCCCTTTTAGATGCGCTGCAATTTACGCAGGTCTGAGATATTTGGAATGGTAGACTTTTGATTGGCTGGTGGCTTTGCTCCAGGAGTATTTCCCCGCGGTGTTTCATCTGCCTTCAACCACGGTTTAGAACTGATTAACTCAGTAACATGTTTGTCGATGTTTTTAACCTTGCCTGCATCCGTCACCTCGACCTTAGAAAGATCAGCCAGACGAATGACATCGGACAGTTTATCCGGGTCGACCCCTTGTTTGATTGCCTCCAAGGTGAAGGCATTTTCAATGCGGAGAGATTGGATGGTGCAATTCGCGTTTTTCAGGTCGGTTTCCCGCTCAGCCAGCTTTTGTTCCGCAGTTTTTTCAGCCTCTTGCTTTTGCTTATGGGAATCAACAATCCCTTTCAGATCGTCAGCTTTCTCAATGCCCAAGCCTTTGAGGAAATCACTGACTGCTCCTTGTAAGGCGGAATCGTATTCCTCTTTTGAGGAGAAAGCTACTGCAGGTTTACTTTCCCCGCCCTTATCGCCTCCTGCAGGTGCTTGACCACCTCCCCCATTTGCACCTGAAGCTGCTCCGGTACCACCACCGTTATCCCCTGCCTGTCCACCTTGGTCACCTCCATTCCCTCCATCACCAGCAGCACCGCCTCCGTCGTTAAATCGTTGCATCCTAAAGGTCCAGTTTGATTGGAGCTTTTTCATTTGGTTTCTTCCCCTTCCTCGTTTTGAATTTCAAGTGAAACATGTTCAGGATATTGCTGTGCTATTGCTTGAATCCCCAGCAACGCGGTTTGCATGATGGTAGAAACCCCAGCACATACAATGTCCTTTCCATGCTCTGCATAATTGGCATGACCCACCGCATGTATTTTCATTTCACCGTTGTCCAGATACGCTTGAATCTTGATCACATCGATCTCGCCTCCTTTCAGGCAATAAAAAAACACCACGATTTCAACGTGATGCTACTGGGGCAATCCTTTTGCCTCTGCCCATTCTTTATAGGTGCGTGCTGAAGTGTAGCCTCTCTCCTGATCAATCCGGTAAGAGCGCTCGCGTTCCAGCGTCTCCAAGACCTTCGATTTCATTACTGGCCGCCAGTACGATCGACAATTTGGATGATTTGGTATGCGTTCACCCTCACGCCCTGGGTTGTCGACTGTATCATAATTAAGCGGATACCTTTTGCCGTCCAGTTTGCGGCACTCCGAAGAAGTCCGCTTGTCTAACGTGGCACAAAATTCCTTTTCGCCTACAATATCTGAATTGGCTTGGTAGGCCATCGTTTGCCCTTGGGCAGCAGCCCGGTTTAGTTCTGTACGAGCAAGGCGTTGGGCGCTTGACCAACTCTCTGATGTCCTTTTCGTAATCTCCTTAGCTGTTCGGGTCACACCCCATCCCTGAGTTGCCCCCTGAGTGATTACATCTTCCATGGCTGCCGCCAACAGGTCAGTACGCATGCGAATCCGTTTGGAAAAATGCCTGCCTTTCCATGGTCGCTCCAATGCAGCAATTACCATCCCGGTATTGATCTGTGGAAGTCGAACCTCTACTTGTGCGTCCTGTTCAAGAAAATAGAGGTGATGGAACAGGCTGACCTTGTACTCTTCCGCCCATGTGATTCGTAGTTGCTGCTCTTCTTCCATACGGAGGGTGTGCAAGATGGTTTTTATACTTGTCATGATGAGGTCGAGGCGTGCAGCATTATAAATCAAGGACACTAGATCTTCTCCGCTTTCAGCAAATCGGGCGTAGAGGTCAGTGATTTCTTGTACAATGCTTTTATTGGCTTTGGAGAACAGCTTTTTTAATTTTACTCCATGCTTTTCGATTCTCGTTTCCAGTTCCTCTTGGTAACGCTCCTCTCTGCTCATGCAGCGTCACCTTCTGAACCCTTTTCATCGTCAGGGGGCGTGTCATCATCTACCGGCTCCTTATCTTCCAATGCGTCCGGGTCAAGTATCTTCATTCTGCGTTCGGCCTCTTCGTCTTGTTCTTTCAGCAGTTTTTCACGAGATGCCCGCGGATCATCCACAAACGGTAGCAGCGCCAGCCTTTCCTCATGGGACAACTGACCAACCAGTTTCGTCACGATTTCCACCATTTCCACCACATTCACTGGCATGTTCTTACTGAATTTCACATCGACAGCTTGGTAATCCCACTGCATTCTATATTTCTGATTCAGCATCCCAGTAAGAATACGAATTCGATTACGAAACCCTTTTCCGTACTGGCGCATCTTTATGCCCGCCTTAATGTCGGCATGGTAAAAGATGATCTTCAAAGCAATTCCGGATGGAGCTGTCCCCACTTGGTCAGGTCGCAGGTGAGGTGTTCCAGTTTGGTCAAGAATCGTTTCGATCAATCGGTTGATAGTGTTTTCCTCATGAGTGTCCTGTAGGTCCCACGTGACCGGAACGGCTTTTTTGCCTACAAGAATTTGAGAAGTAGACCACATCTTAGCGAGATACTGTTTTTTCTCCTCTACATCTGTGATGAGTTCTCCCTCTGCGTCATACAGGAGCAGATCATCAAGATCCAAATCTTCAAAAATGACTTTTGGATTCTTGAAATACTCCTGCACATCTACCTTACCCGTGACAGCCTTGTTAATCGCGTCCATAAGCTGCTTCAGGTCTGAAAGATCGCCCATCCCCTCAACCATCCCATCATCGCGGTTTTGCTGATGTTTCCGACGCCGATTGACGTAGTGCGTCCAAGGGACAACGGGCTTCTGCTGAAACTTACCATCTTGGTTCTTTACGCGGACAGTGATGTTATGCGAGACGGGATTTTGTTCCCTGCTCATATCTAGAACAAATGCAGTCCCTTCTTGTCGGAGGTAAGTAATCTCGTTTTCATCGTATACTTCAACCAACATAGTCTTGTTGTTTCTGCTAACATCCGTCATCGTATAGTACCGAATAACCGCAATCAGCTTTGCTTTAACCGTCGTGTCATACACAGCGATACACTCGTCTACTTTGAACTCAGTAATGCAAATCTGTCCATCCTCGTCAAAGTAGTAGTATTCGAATACCTCACCATCGATCGAACCGTCCTCGATAATATCGTAAGATAAGCTCTCTTCATCGTTATCCATCAGGACAGCCTGCAGCTTTTTAACGTACTCTTCCACGTCTGCTCCTGCCTCATTGGAAGAATAGCGAATTGGGTTACTAGCAATGTATGAAGTACCGAAGTCGATAATTTTCCGAGCAAAATTTAAGACGATTTTGTTATTCGGCTTGCCCTTTTCCTCTTGTTTGTGGAGAATGTCCTGGTCTCCATCGACATACCTTCGTATGAGCGAGTAGTCCTTCGTCTGATGCTTTTTTATCAGGTCTGATACCCACCGCCACGAATTGTTGGCTTTATTTTCTTCATAAAACTGCTCCAAGAGCATCGTTTGCATGATTTCTCACCCCCTTCATTTTTCTCATGAGTCTTTTTCAGGTATTTTCCAAGGGATAACTTTGAAACGACTGATAAGAAACTGGCGGAACACTTTGCTGTTCCAAACCAGATATCGCAATGAATCCATTGCATGGTCATTTTCTTTTAATGGCACCTCAGCACTATCACCAGTAGTACCCTCTGGATAACGATAGTTGGTCAACTCTTGGATGACTTCTTTCAAGTGATCAGAAATGAAGATGTTTGGCCTGCCGTTGTCACTCTTCACTTTGAACAGAATGGAGACAGCCCGTATCCCTTCTTTCAAGTGCTTCTGTGCTGCCCTGGCTGGCAAACCATTGGTCAGGTACGTCTTGATGTTGCTGGCGTTCTCTGAGTCGCACCAAAACAACTTGATCTTCCATTTCTTCATGAGTTCCTTGTCTTGAGCCACCCAGCAATCTGAGCTGCCGGGAACAAGAATCTCCATCTGAGCCTTGTAGATGGCATCAACAATCCATAGCTCTCCGTTGGCTGTCATTGCCCCGACGAGAGTAACACCAGGGTTTGTAAAGCCCCAGTCCTTACCTGCCTCAATGTGCACAAAATGTCCGTCTTTGAACTTCTGCTCGCAAAGCGCGCGCGGTACAACATGTATCGAGCGGTCAAACTCCTCATAGACCTGCCCAAAAAACACATCGAACCGGGCGAAAATCTCCCGGTCCACATATCGTTTCGGCATGGTCTCGATCATGCGCTGAATATTCTTTTGTAATTCTGGCAGCGGATTGTCCTTACTCGTCCAGTAAAAATTTCTCCACTCTGGATCATTGCGATATTCGTCCAGTTGACCGCCTGCCTGCGTATGCTGGCCATTCAAAACGATGTCATGGTAAAACCAGTTCATTCCCTCTGGCGTCGTCGTCCAAACGCTCCAGCCGCCTTTATCAGCGAGAGCATAAGAGAGATATCCACTCCATGTCTGCTCCTTCATCTTGGAAGCCTCATCAAGCCATACTCCGTCCAACCCTTTACCAACTAGTGTCTTTGGGTTGTCGGCAGATTTAAACTGAATGAGAATGTACCCTTTCAGCCACACCCGATTCTTGGATAAATCCCAGCTCTCGATCATTTCCTCTGGAATGACCGCTCCCAGCTCTTCCTGCTGAATTTCTGACATGGAATAGGTCGGAGACACACACCAGTATTCAAGCCTTGGCTTAGGCTTCTTCATCACTTTCAGATTTCGAGGGGGCTTGTATGGCAAGCCTTTGTCTGCCTCAATATCTGATAGGACTTTATCGAAAAACTTCCGCGCCCCCACGTTCGTTTTACCACCGCGACGACCGCAGTTCATGACTACGTTTCGGGCATCGCATTCCATAACTTCGATTTGCTTCGGATGAGGTGTCCAGCCATCGAATGGATCAAGATCGAGTTCAAGGGCTAGATTTGTCACGCGACCACCTCCGGACGGTGATCTGCTTTTCAGGACCGCCCCCATTGCTCAATAGTTGAGCCTTAAACTGGATTGCCTTTAGCTTTTTGTCTTGAATCCTCGTCAAAGAATCTTCCAATTCCAAAATGCGTTGGATGGCAGGGAGTACAGTTTCTTCAATTTCCGTTTCCATCATTCGATCATGGGTGACAGTCATCGTAGTGGTGTTTCCTGTCTTTGGATCGGTAATGGGTACGATCTCCTTAGTGGTCTTCAACTGTTGCAGTACTCGCCTTTGCACATCCGTTAATCCCTCTGTGAATCGCTTGATACGCTTCATCATCCGGCGTTCCCTGATGCTAAAAAAACGTATCTGCTCATCTGCTTGAGCCAGTGGATCAAGGTCAATTTGCTCGTATAGTTCGCGCTCCTCATCGTCGAGCGTATCAAGCCAGATAGTTTCATACTCACCTGTTTTAATGGCGTTCTGATTCCGTATTGGTGCGCCGCCATTGTTGCCAACAGCATACCTGTTTCCTTTGGGGGCACCATGTCCGCCGCGATTACCCAGGGCGTTTTTGTTTCCCCTTGGCGCTCCGCCGCGAGTGGTAACGTTACCTTTCGATTCATTGGTCACATTACTTTTCCCATTGGTAACGTTACCTTTGAGATTCTCGTCCCATTTGTCTTGATTCTTCCACTTGCGAACTTGAGAGTCAGATACACCCAACTTTTGGGCAATCTCTTTCAACGGCATTTCTCCGCTGCTCTCCTGCCACAACTCGAATGCCTTGTCACGGTTTGGGCTTCGTTCTCTTGCCATTACATCTCACCTCACCGCCTTTGATTTGGATGGAATCGAAGCATGCCAGAAATGAATACCTTATGCATTCACACCGTAAAACTGTTGACATAATAACCGCTATCGGACTCAGTGGTATAAAGAAAGAAGCCATGGAATTGTTGAGTTCCCAATGGCTCCGTATAATTTTTGACTCTGCATCCTTGCTTGTATGAATATGCAGCGTTGATTTCATTGGCTTTTCGCTTATTTCCCGAGGTCGAGGCTGCATAAAACTTGCATAAAAAGTTCCACCTCAGTGGGCAAATTCAGGTCATCACGAGACCATCAGAATTGCCTCTTTTTTGCGTTTTGTAGGTTTATTCGCCCACTAATAGCCATTCGACTACCAAACGTTAGCAGACAGCCTCCTGCGCAGTAGAGTCTGTGTTGTTTTAGCCAGACAGATAGAATTACCTCCCTGGCTTTGACTTCTCCAAGTAGAGAAAAGAAAAATTTTTTTCCCGCTGCAAGTCACAAACGGCTCTCTGTTGCGACATTTCACTATTGGAAGGAGGCGAGCTTTCGCCTTGAAGACAAAATTTCATTTTCTTCACAACAAAAAGCCTACTCATCTCGATTGTTACTCGGGGAAGACAAAAATTATGAAGGAGATTGATTCTATTATGCAAAACAATCAAGCTAAAACTAAGACCCAAAGTAAGGACAGATTCATTTCTGTCATTCTGAAAGTAGCTGGATGGGTACTCACTCGAATAATACGTGGCTACTTAATTGACGCCACCTTACTCGCCTTTGAGCAACTCCAAGTCCAACTCTACGAGCTTTCGGAAATCGTCTACAGTACTTATCTTAATCTCGCCAGCCTTCAGCTCTTTGATCCACTGAGCGATAGCTGCTTGTACTACCTTACGATACTGAGCTCTCGACTCCATGACCTGCTGCAATTTTTCGGCTTCATGTTGTAAAAGCAATACTTCCTTGTCAATTTCATTGTTATTCATAGCTGTGACACCCTCGGCTTTCCATGATAGAATGGATAGCGAGATAGTGGCTTTTGGATTCCGTGCGCACGGGTTTCCACTATCTCAGCCGGGGTGACCTGGTTGCATGGGGGGGACGTTCACGCGTCTCCCTTTTGCTATTTAAGCAGGAAGGTTATACAGCCATTGCTTGTAAATTTCTTGAGCAATGTTCTTCATCATTACCGGAGGGACAGACATTCCGCAGACATATTGCACGTCAGCATCCAGGAAGTCATAGTCTTTTGGAAACGTCTGAATTCGGATGATGTCCGAGTCGCTGATGTAGTGTGGCTCATCATAGCGAATGAAGCAGGAATTACTTGCGACAGTATTAGGAACTCGATCATTATGAACAAGGATGGAGTTGAAATTGCTTACCTTGCCTTCCACTCGTTCCGTAATGTCCCCGAAACTCGTATCAATCGGTCTTCTTTTCAACCAACGCTTGTACGTCCTGGTATTTGGCTCAAGCGGCCTTCCTCTTCCTGATCGTATCTCCTTGTAGAGAGTAGGTCGTTCTTTGAATTCAAGTGCCAGATCAGAAAGCTCCAAGTCCTTTCTCCGAGCAATAAAAAAGATGCGCTCTCTCTTCTGAGGCACACCCATTGTTGCTGAATTGAGTCGGAATAATTGAGGTTCGTACCCCATTTCACGGAACCGCTTGGCTACCAAAGACACATACCCTTTCGCTAATCCAATGATCATTCCCCTAACGTTCTCCGCAACCACTATCCGCGGGCGTAACTTCTCAACCACGTCCAAGAAATCGAAGAATAGATCATCAAGCTTCTGTTTTGCTTGACCTTCTCTAAAATGATGTTCCTTGCCCCACTTCTTCTCGCGCTTTCCAGATGTAGAAAACACGCTGCATGGAGGGGAGCCATCTAAGATGTCCAGATCAAAGAGCTCTGCCGGTAGTTGTTCATTAGGGATGTTCTTGAAATCCTGAATGGGCATTTGAAACGGGTACTTCGGGTCCTGATTCCGTTTGTACAGTGCCATCATTTGCGGATCAATCTCGACGTTGCCCAATATTTCGTACCCTGCCAGTTTGTAACCCATGGTTGAACCGCCACCACACGAGAAGCAGGAAAAGACTTTTCGCCCGTTCTTGGGAACGGACGCTAAATCAGAAAGGCTCCAGTCCCACTCAGGCCGTATCATGGTCGCTCTCCGCAACGGATGGATTGGGGTCTTTGGGCTTGAAGACGAAGCCACACCGCGGGCAGTGACAATCGAATTTGTCCTCAGCAAATTCATCCAAGTCCAGTTCCTCGTTGGTAAACTCCGTGTCTTCATCGCTTTTGAAAGTGAATTGTGCAATGAGGTCTGCTGCTTCTTTATCATCGAAGCCCGTAATCGCATGATCCAGTTCACTATCTTGGAGCTCCGCCAGCACCTGGGCGAGCATTTCCTCATCCCAAGCACCGCTGATCTTGTTTAGTGCGATATTGAGCGCCTTCTCTCGGATGTCATCCAGATCAACAACGGAAACTGTTACCTCCGTGGATCCCAGCTCATTCACCAGAATCTTAAACCGTTGGTGACCTCCGACCAAGTTACTGGTCCGTTCATTCCAGACGAGCGTTTCGACGCAACCGAATTCCTCAATCGATCGTTTCAGCTTCTCGTATTCGATGTCGCCCGGTTGCAAATCCACACGGGGATTATAAGGGGCCGGGTTAATTTTAGAGACTGGTATTTTCCGTATGTCCAAGCTGTTCAGCTCCTTCGTGGCAATAAAGTAAGAATAAAGAATATTGCCAGCCCTTGAATTGCTGCATGCCTTGATGCTGTAGGGCTGGTTACGTGTTTTGGGGGTGTAATCAAACGACTACTATTCAAGCGGAAAAGTATATGTATTGTTTCACCGCAAAAAATGAGGTTGAAGCTTAGAGCCATATGCTTTGGCTGCCTGTTGGCTTCTGGCGACCCCCTAGTCCAAATTTGGGTCTTCGCCTGCCTCTGTGATCTCCTGGCTGAATAGGTGCAGGAGCCACGCTTCGGCTGTCTTCCCGTTGAGAGAATACAGGGGGTTGATAGCTAATGCTGACCGTCCTTCCAAGTCGGTTCGACGCATGATGTGCAGCTCAATGAATGTCTTAACGATCTTGCGTGCTGTTTGATAGGAACAGTCTGCGATGCGGGCAAGGTCTTTGACAGTAAGTGGCGTCCCCTTTTTCCCGCGCTCATTGTCGCCTTGCAAGAGGTTAGTTCCCTCGCTGGCATAAGGAGCGATCTTCAACAAAAAGCCAGCCTCAGCGAGTGACAGCTTTCGGAGCCGTCGCTTTGCCTTTTGGCTGGCTTTTATCTTCACGAATTTTGAGCTACGACCAACTGGACGAAAAACTTTTACAATCTCGTCCGACCGGCGCAGTACTTCCTCCGTGTAGTATATTTCTCCTGTTGTCTGATCAATGAACTGACGCACTACATTTCACCCACCTCCATGAAAAAAGCACCGCGTGGGTGCTTAATTTAAACTATTTCTTATTAGTATCACTGTGACAATAACCCCTGCGACAGTTGGAAGAATAGTTTTCGAACTAGCAACAATATCAGGTATCGAAATTCCTAGATAAATTTCTGGCAAAATATCACCCCCTATACTTCCATTCTGAGGTAATGGCAGGTGCTTGTCTATATCAAAAGCCCCACTCTTTTTTGCAGGGGCCTCCGCCGCGAGCCAATCCTTACGCCTACTGCGGTCACAGGCTTTAGGAGGCATTGCAGAACAATCAGTAAGCATTTGCCCCTGCTTACCGGAAAAAAGCCTCTGCACTCTTTGACAGGGTTAGCGAAGAAGAATATGAGAGATACCGGACAAGGGGCGAGAGGCCGGAGCCGTATGCCTCGCATAATCCCCTGTCCGGTAAATCCCAGCAGAGTAATTCGCGATTTCCTAAAGCTCCGAGAGGGGTTCCCAAAACTTGAAAACCGCAGTAATGCATACAATGAAAAATAATTGCATGGTTCCCTGCTACGATCATCGCAAGACTAGCGCGTTCAGGCTCAGAATGTCCCCCTCTCGTAAGGTCACATTCGTCATCACCCATAGATTCGCTCAGGTACACCATTGATAAGGGATAGGCGGTATCTCCCAAGAGCTGGTGTCGCCTGCTCTTGACTCAAGATTACCGATTATCCAAATTCAAATCGTCCTGCCTTTTATCGGTGATTTTGTCCCGTATTTTGTCGGGATTTTATCGGAGCTTTTTTGAAAAAATAAGGCACTCAGATCATACCGAGTGCCTTTGCAATTTGAGCAATAGCTTCTTTTTTGCTTTCGTAATACCTATCCTTGTCCAATCCCATTTCAAGATAAATGTTAATGTCTTTTACCCGTGATGTGCTGAGATACTTCTCTTCAATGATCTGACGCTCTACTTCATCCAACGAATACTGCAAAGCCCTTTCGATCTGCCGTGCTTTCAACTCATTCATGGACTCAGACTTTTGAAGCCGTGGAAACAGTTGATCAATGCCCTTTTCCTGTCGCTCCTGTTTATTTTGTACAGCAACACGAAGGGCTTTATACTCTTTTAATGCTTTGACAAC